GTGTTGCTACCAGCTTGTATTCCTTTGTCTTGAAAGAATCTGTTGTATATCCAATGTTCTTTTGTAACTGGGTTTAATATAAGTATAACCCTATTTTTGTTTTTTAGGTTTCTAACTGATAAGTCTATTTTATCAAAGATGTTTTCATCAACAAGTTCTTCTGCTTCATCCATTACCCAAGTTGATATATTAGTAAGTGATTTTAGATTTGCAGTTTGATCACCACTTGATGTTTTGATACCTTTAAATATTATCTTACTTCCAGATAACTTATTTATTATTTCGTTTTTAGTTATATAGAAATGGTCTTGTAATTCAAGTGTTTCTATTTTGTCTATAAATTCTGGTATGATAGATACGTATGCAGATGATAATGTAAACCTTGTAAATAGAATTGTATGCCCAGCTTCAAATGTTAAAAGCAAAAGCAATAGGTTAATTGAATAAGACTTACCAGAACCCCTACCACCAGTTACAATAAAATATCTTGCATCTGATGTTTTTATTGGTTCGTACTTTAAGTTTACATCTATCACTTAAACCTTATAATATCTTTAAAGTTTATATTGAAACCCTCACTTGAATTTATATCTACTGTTTCTTTTGGTTTACCATATCTGTAACCAAAGTATAAAGACATTGCACGTGAATCACCTTTGAATATTTGTTTACCTAATGTTTTGATCACCTCATCATTATCAATTAAGTTATCTAATTTTTCAATTAGTTTTAGTTCATCAGCTTTTTTTGGTCTACCTGCACCCTCTCTTGCACCACCATTGTTTTTTCTTTTATCCATATTGAAAGTATTTTGTTTATTCAATTATATAACGTATTAAAAGTTAAATTTTAAATTAATATTATTAATTCTATTAGTTGCTATATTAAAATAGTTATCATCAAGTTCAATACCTATGAAATTTCTATTTGTATTTTTTGCTGCTACTCCAGTACTTCCACTACCCATTGTAAAATCTAAAACCGTTTCATTTTCGTTGGTGTACGTTTTTATTAGATACTCCATTAATTCAACTGGTTTTTGTGTAGGGTGTACTCTTTTATGTTGTGTAGTTATATTTAATACATCTTTCGGGAATCTTTGCTTTGCTGAATTATTAGATAGTTTTAATCTTGTAGGGTTATCTCTTTTATTTATATCATCAAGATTTTTACTTTTATCTACAACCCTTTCCAAATCTCTATTATTTCCTTTACCCTCTCTCATTTGTGGGTTATAAGTTCCAGTAGGTTTACCAAATTGGTTTTTTAAAAATCCAACATTACAAAATACAAGTATATCTTCTGTATATTTTAATGGTTGTGCTTTTGCTACCATAAAATTTGCACACTTATCTTTTTCCCATAAAAATCTATGTCTAAAATTCTTAACGTTACTAACTAATAAAATACTACTAAATGGTTGTTGAGCAAATAAAACTATTGCACCAGTTGGTTTAATTACTCTATTTAATTCTTTCCACATTAAATCTAAATCTATAATACTATCCCATTTACAAGCAGTTGTTCCGTATGGTGGATCGGTTATAATTGCATCAATACTATTATCTTGTATTGTTTTCATTACTTCTATACATTCCCCCTTTATTAATTGCATCATATTAAAAGTCTAAAGTAAATGTTACTATAAATAAATATAGTTTTATAGTTCTATAATTATATTCTTCTGTTGCTTGTAAAAATTCCCACCCTAACATAAATCTATCGTGTGGGTAGTGCAGTTGTATTTCTAATTCCCAATCCATATTTTATTTTTTTTTGTTCGTTTATGTATTTAAATCTTTCTGTAATTGTCATCATTTTTAAAATATTTTCATCTACTTTTTTTGCCATATATTTTTTTTAAAACATTCTTATTTGTTGTTTGTGATTATTTATTCTTTTTATTGCTGCATCGTAATATTCTTTATCAAGTTCACAAGCAGTTAAATCATATCCTAAATTATGACAAGCTATTGCAATGCTTCCACTTCCTAAATGTGTATCTAATATCTTATCTCCCTCTTTTGCAAAATTCATTAAAATCCATTCGTAAAGCGATATTGGTTTTTGCGTTGGGTGAAACTTTTTACTTGCAGAAGTATTACCTTCTAAATTTCCGTAATATCTGTAATCATATTGTTTTGCGTTCTTATCAAAAGAAGTCCAAGCAAGTTCACCATCTGCAAAGTTTGGAACTGGGTTTCCTTTATGCCAATAAATAAAACATCTTCCACCAAAATCCCAAATAAAGGGAAAATAATTACCACCCCAAATAATTTGGTTCTTACTTACTCTAAACAGTTCTTTAAAGTAATCATCATTTGGTGCAACATTCCATTCTCTATGTTGTTCTGTTTGTCTAAAATTTAATATATCTGTTTTAGCATCACCGTAACCATAAGGAGGGTCTACAATAGCAAGGTCAAAGTGATTATCCTCATACCTTGCCATTAGTTTCATATTATCTTCGTTTGTTATCATCTTAAACTTGCTCTTGCATCAGCTACTGTTGGTTCACCAATAATTATATCGTATACTTCTTTTCTTTGTTCATCTTTACGCTTCCATTCAAAAGACTTTAATACAAGTTCAGCACGTTCATCATATACCTTTTTATCTTCATCAGATAGTTTTCTATATGCAGTTTCGTTTTTGGTTAGTTCGTACCCTAAATTTTTAGGTATTTTTAAAGCCAGTAAATCGTTATACTTTTGTTTTAGTCTATTGTATTGTTCTGCATCTTTATAGTATGCTTTTACTTGATGACCTAATACCTCTATTCTATATATTTCATATAGGTTTGTTAGATGTTTATTTTGCATCAGTTCAGCATATAGTTTTTTCTTTGCGTGTAATACTGTTGCGTGATCTCTATTTACTGTTTGCCCTATTTTTTGTAATGACCAGCTTGTAGTATCGGTTGCTATTTTAAAGTACAATGCTCTAAACAATACTACTTCTGCTTTCCTTGACCTTGTGCTTATATCATATCCACTATGTTTATCTACATAGCTTTTTATTCTATTAAGTTCTATTTCGTGTTTTTGTATATCCATTAATTGGTTCTTAATTTTAAAAGGTTATAGCACTCTATATATTTTTGTTTTGCTTTTCCTTTATATTGTTCTTTAAATAATTGGTATAGCTTTTTTGTGTATTGGTAATGTGTTTGGCAATCTTCAAAATACTTTTGTGCGAATCTTACACCTTTACCTTTAAAGTAGTTTACATTATCAGCAGTATCTCCTACAATCATTTGCTCATAGAAATTATACAATGCTTCATCTTCTGAAATGTCTAATACTTCTTTGTGCTTATAGTGATAGTTGTATATCAAAGCTGGAAACTGTTTGTAGTCTTTATCTATTGATACTATCATTACTTCATCCCTACCTAATTCATCGGTTAGTTCTTTCCAGTACCTTGCAACCATATCATCAGTTTCAATACCATAACCATATACTGAATCGTAATGTTCTTTTACAAATTTGTGCATTTCATTTAGTAATGGTGGTAGTTCTTGCTTTTTTCTATTGGCTTTATAATCGTTTGTTATAAGTTTTCTAAAGTTGCCCTTTGATCCACTAAAGGTTATTACCTTATCTATTTGGTACATTTCTTCAAGGTGGTTTACTATTGACATATATTGCTCATCAAACTTTGCTCTTGCATCTTCTATATCTGTATAGTACTTTTCATCTTCTGGGTGTTCACGTTTCTTATAACAAGCAGCGAATATTAAACTATCTGCATCTACTAATAATATCATTGTTTTACTGTTAGTTTTAAATAGTTCTTGTTTTGTGCTGGTCTTACTTGATATGTTATTGTTATATCAGTTATTTCTTTATCTTGTTCTGTAAAGTGTTCTATTTGTTCTTTTAACCCATTCCATACTGCTTTGCTTACTTTCATCTGAATATGCTTATTATTATATAGAAAAAAGTAAAATACCAAGACCATTGACATATTATTGCCAATCCAGTTATTATAGTTTCTAAGACCTGTGCAAGTTTTACGTACCCTTTATTTCTTATTACATAAAGTGTTGGGTGTGTAGGTACAAAGAAACTTAATACTATTAAACCTATTGCTATCTGTATCATTAGTAAAAATCTTGGTATATATCCATAACATTATTTTTTTCTTCAACTGTTAGTTCAGTTAAGCATTTGTTGTATAACCTAAATGCTATTTTCATAAGTGTAGTTGTTCGTTCCATTATCTGTTTATTTTTTCGTAACATTCATCAATAGTATCATACTTTGTTTGTATAATATCCCTTTCAATTTCTAATTGTAAAATTTCAAGTTGATGTAATACGTGCTTGTTATTTGATTTGTGCAATTTTTCTTTTTTACTGAAAACATCAATTAAGTTGTTTAGTGTTTTTGTGTGTAACATTTGTTTTGCTTTTAAATTAATAATAATCAAATATACTATTAATTAACTTATAAACAAAATTATTAATAACTATTCATTCAAATTAATTCTAACTGCATCGTTTTCCTTTAGTAGGTAAACATCTTTTGTTACTCTTTTTTTAGTCCACATTGTAGTATCTGGGCAATATTTCTTTTCGGTCTTTGGCATTTCTAATGTATTTAAGTAATACATATAATTACCTTTTGGATCGTTTACAAAATAAATCTTTATTACATCTTTGTTCAGTTTCATTAAAGCATCGTATTTATCTTTTTCCAGCATCTTGGTTTCATAGTATGTTTTTCTAAATTTCATTTCTATAACACAATCAAAACCTTTTGGTGTTTTACCTTTAGCATCGTATCGTTCTGAACCCTCACCACTCCATTGTAAATTCCAGCCATCAAAATTTAGTAGCACTACCATAGCTTTTTCAAGCTGGTGTATTTTATTTAATACCATTATTCCATATTACGTTTAAATCTTTGATCCATTGTTTTATTGTTCTTGGGTTACAAGTACAAGGTTTATAGTAATTGTGTTTGTGGTATTCAGCGTGTAGTTCACACACCAATTCAAATTCTTGGTTAGTAATGTGTTGTTTTGTACCCATTCTAAAGTTTTCCCATTTTGCATAGTCTTGCTTATTAAATTTTACCATCGATCTATTTTTATTTCGTTTAACTTTTTTCTACGTTCATTGCAATTACATTTTGTACCTCTGTATTTATGCCAGGTATCAACAAGGTATTTTATACCAGTATATTTAGTAATGTAGTAAATAAGGTTTCCTAATTTCATATTACATTTAAGTTTAAAAATTTACATTTATTTTTAGGTACTCTATAAAATTTATCAATACCTTTTCGTTCTTTACTATTTATAAATTGTTCAACATAGTATTTTTCTTTAAATATTTCATCAGAAAAACAAGTAACTGCATAACCAGTTTCAGAACAAATTATAACATAATTAAAACTATTTATTTTGTGTAACCTTTTTTTTCTTGCTAAAAAACTTACATTTTTATAGTAAAAAGTTTTAGAATTTATAAAAGGTTTATATGATAATAATTCAAGTTCAAAGTAATATTTTTTACCATCTTTAGATGTTATAACATCCATTCCGTAATCTTCTTTTTTCTTAATTATTTTATGACCGAAAAATTTAGCATATTTAATAAATATATCTTTAGCAAATGTATCACTTCTATTATATGATTTTTGTATGAATTTATTTGGTTTTGTTTTCATAGCAGTTTCTTTAATTTATCTTTTACTTTGTTGTAAGTATTATACAATGAATAGTATTGTATGTATGATTTTCTACTAAATTCTGCTATGCTTTCACCACTATTAATTATTTCAAATACTTTCCTATCATACCAAAACATATTATCTAATTCTTTTTTTATAATTGCGTATGCCTTATCATAATCAATATCTGAAATAGACTTATCAATATCTACATCTTCAATATTAATAATAGTAATGTTTTTTTCCTTGCGTTTTAAATCGTAAAACAATGTTCTTAATGTTTTAAATATGTAGTAGTAGTTAACCTCATCATTATACATAATATCTAAACCTTTATTTAGTTTTTTATGTATTTTGATATACATTTCTTGTACTATATCTTCTGATGTTTCTTTTGGGCAACCAAAGCTGGCAACTATTTCTATCCAGGTTTTGTGCTTTTCAGCAATTAATACCATTGTTTTTTCTACCATTACGCTAAAGGATCATAAATATTATTTACTATTTGTGGTAAACCTACATCGTTAACTTCAAATGAAAATGTATCAAATGAATAACCCCTTGACCTACCACACTTAACTGTTACCCAATCTTTGTTTACTGTATTTGCTTCTAATGCTATAACTGTTTCTGCTTTCTTTTCTAAAAAACTTCCTAAATGTCCAGTACCTAATTTTTGACTACCATAGTTTTGGTGTATAACATTTATAATATGACATTTGTATTTAGCACTCCACTCCATTAGTTTTTGTACTAAAGCATTTGATTCTACTATTGCATTGGCATCACTACATAAATCAGCAATACCATCAATTATTATTAAACTTGGTTTATCTATTTTGTTTTCTAAATAGTAATCTATAAAATCTATTCGCATTTTGTGGTCTATTGACCTTAACCCAAATGTATGATAGTTATTTGTGTTTATACTTGAATCCATAGTTAATGGTCTTTTAAATACCTTTTGACAATGCCATAAGCCTTGTTCGGTATCTATATGTAAAAGATGACCATTACCTTTATGCCCTTTTAAGTTACCACCATATATATTTGTACCACTTAAATATACTGATGCTAATAAAGAAATAAAAAATGTTTTCATAGTTTTTGGTGGTGCTGTAACTACTGATAAGTTCCCATAAGTTCCTAAAGCAATAGGTACTAATTTATCACCACTTTCAGATTTTAAAAGTTTTTCACCATAACTTAATGCTACTGGTGGATAGTCTATTTTTTCGTTAATGTCAACTTTACAATCGTGTTCGATAAAGTCCATTAACATATTGTGTTCAGTTTGTTGTTGTTTAGTCATATATTATTTTTCTATAAAGATATAAAAAAAAGGGCATTAAATTAATAACACCCTTTTAAATTTAAAATGGTAAATCACCACTTTGTTCATCTACTGCAACTTCAAGTTGCTTTTCTTCACGTTCTGCTAATGTAACAGTTCCATCAGTCCAAACTACTTTGCCATTACCTAAATAGTTTTTTGGCATTTTAGCATCTCGTTCTTCTTTTGTTTGTGAATCCATAAACGCTACGTTGTTCCCGTATCGTGTTTCATCTTGTACTGAAATAGTAAAGTTGTAATAAACTGCACCATCTTTTCCTTTGATAAACTTTTCTTTTGGTAGTTTATCTACTCTAATTGAACCATTGATTAATGTACTCATATATATATAAATTTAGTTAATATTCTTTTTTTTAAAATCTTCGCTTTCATCTTCACCAAATACACCAAGTTCATAAAACCCAGTTAGTTTTAGTACTGCTCTTGACAATGCCCTTTTTTCTGCCATTTCCATTACGTACCAACTATTGGTGTTACCCTCTTTAAAACTTGCACCTTTATAAGCTGATCCAAAAGTTTCAATGTTTTCATTTACTGCTTTTACAACTGCAAAGTTAGGTTCGCATTTTATTACATCAAATTTAATTTTGATTTGTTCTTGTGCTTGTATTTTTTCAATACCTTGCCTTGTAATAATTACATAGTGTTGGTGTTTAAATACATCTGTTTTTTCTAAATTATACTTTTTGTATAACTCTACTAATTTGTTTCGTTCCATTATGTTATATTAAATTGTTTACTTGTAGAATTGCCTTTAATTCTTCTATCTTGTTTTGTAAGGCTTCAACTCTAAACTGGTATTCAGTAAGTAATTGATTTGTAGTTTGGTTACTAAAATTTGTGTTTACCATTTGTTTTGTTTTTAAAATTAATAATCGTAAAGGTATAAACATTTCTGTTAATAAACAAAAAAAAGGGCTGCATTTCTGCAACCCAATTTAAACATAACAAAACAAACTAAAGCAAAGATACTGTTTTACATACTATCTACCAACTTTTTATATTTTAAAATCATTTCTTCTATTTCTGAATTTGTAAACTTAACAATCTGTTTTGACTTAATATATAGTTCATCAGATAACCCAGCATAAAACCTTTCATCTAAATACTTTGCAAATAAAAATTGTTCACCATATCGAAACACATTACACCCTGCACATTGCACTTGGCAATTCTGTTCATCCCATCTTGTAGCATAATGTTTTCTGCTTTGAAAATGTCCGTTTTGTAGTTTCTTCCAATGGTCTTTTTTACCACAAGTAAAACAAGTTGCGTACCCACCTACTGAATCTTTTAACCTAATGTATTGACTAAATACTGCATCCAGCTTTTTAACAAGTTTACTTCTACTTGGTTTTTTTTTGCTTTTAGGTATTGTTTTAGATGGCATTATCTATAACTTCCATTAAATGCCTTAATTCACTTAATTCAAATTCACCAACTACAACACCCCTTATTGATAGCATATAGT